TTTACAGGCATTACTGAGGAAAACCCTTTTGTAAAAGGGCTTTTCCTCAGACTCCTTTCCGAAAACTTCTGATATTAATTAAAGCCTGACAGGATAAACCTGTCAGGCTTTAATTAATACTAAAAGTCTTTGGAAGGGGGTACGGGGGAGAACCTTTCTACAGAAAGGTTCTCCCCCGATAAATACTTATAAAGTTTCTATATGAGTACCACTTTAGTTCTCAGCGTTTTTCACCAGCAGACACACGCAGGTTGCGCCGATACCCTCGCCTTTAAGGCCAAGCCCCTCCTCAGTGGTTGCCTTTACGCTTATGCGGTCAATATCAACCTTGCAGACATCTGCAATTCTTTCACGCATAAGAGGAATATATTTTGCAAGCTTCGGTTTTTCCGCAGAAATGGTTGCGTCCAGATTTGAAAGGCGGTAACCCTTTTCTTCCACAAGGGAAACTACCTTTTCAAAAAGCACCATGCTGTCTATATCCTTAAAGCTCATATCATTATCAGGAAAATGCTTTCCTATATCCCCGAGGGCAAGCGCACCCAGCATTGAATCCATAATTGCATGAACCAGCACATCTGCGTCGGAATGTCCCAGAAGCCCCAGTTCATACGGTATCTCAACTCCGCCCAATATCAGCTTTCTTTCAGGTACAAGCCTGTGCACATCATAGCCGTGTCCGATTCTCAGCATACTAAATATCCTCTTTCTTCGCAATAATCTCCGCCCTCGCTATATCTTCAGGGGTGGTTATTTTTATATTATCGTAACTTCCCGTGACAATTTTCACCCTGATACCCATAGCCTCCGCCAGCTGCGAATCATCGGTGAAGTCCCCGCCCTGTGCCAGCATTTCCCTGTAAAGCTCTGTCCTGAAGCCCTGGGGAGTCTGTGCACCGTAAAGGGTGCTTCGGTCGGGGGTGGAAGCAATAAAGCCGTCCTTTACACATTTGATTGTATCGGTAACGGGAACTGCGGCAATTGCTCCGCCGTATTCCTTTGCCGCCTCTGCCACGGCGGTAATTGTCTCATGAGTCGCAAAAGGTCTTGCACCATCGTGAATCAATGTAACATCGGTTTCGCCTGCGTGGGAAAATGCCATTTCCGCTGATTTGGCACGGGTACTGCCGCCTGCACACACGGTTTTCAGCTTGGTTATTCCCGCTTTTTCGCATAGTTCGGCAATTTCATCGCAAAGCTCCGCCTTTGCCGCAATTATTATTTCGGAAACCACTGAAGTGTTCTGGAAATTCAGCGCACTTCTGATAATTACAGGAATACCATTTACGGTCAGAAGCTGCTTATCTGTTCCCTGCATACGGCTTGAAGCGCCTGCTGCAAGGATTATTGCCGTACAGTTCATTTCTTTTCCTCCTGCAGCTGAACGCCATTTCTTCCGCTCAGGTCAGTGATAAGTCCCACAATCTTACGGACATGACCGTCCTGCTCGTTTACGCTTACAACCGTATGCCTTACGGGACACCAGCTTCCATCTCTCTTTTTGATAAGATAATCATAGCTCATTGTCTTTTCGGGCATAAAAAGCAGATGGTCATAATCCGAGAATCGTTCGGTAAAGCCCTTGAAATAATCGGGATGAATAAGCCCTGCATAGCCTGAACGATGAACGGAGAACAAGCCGTTCATGGGAAGGTCAAACATTTCGTTCCAGCGTTCCTTGCTGAGAATTGTAAAGCTGTCCTGTGTGGTATCCATTTCGTAAATTATGTCGGTTACCGCACGGACTGCAAAATCATACATAAGGTATTTTTCCCTTATGGTAGTTTCAAGCTCATCACGCTTCTGTATATCGCTTATGGAGCCTGCGGCGCAGATAGTTCCGTTGCTTTCCGCGGAGCGTACCTCGGCACAGACGGGAATATAGCTGTCATTGCCGCATCTGAGGCGGAAGCTGATGGAAATACGTCTGCCCGAAGCGGCACAGACAACCTGCATCGCCGAAGCAAAACCGCCCTTGTCATCAGGGTGGATATATTCATCAAGGGCAGTGCCGTTTTCCAGTGCAAGACCCTTGTAGCGTTCCTTCCAGACAGCGGGAATAATAAAGCTGTCGCCCTTCTTTTCGCGGAGCCATATTATTTCGCCTGTGCAGAGGGATGCGGTTTCAAAAAGCTCCTGCTTCATTGCAAGACCTTCCGACGCCATACGTTCTCCCGCAAGATAGTCCATTGTACCGCCGATAAAACGTGAAGGGCTTTTGCCCGAGGAGAGACGGATAACCTCCTTTTCATCCTCGCCGAATGTATCAAGAAGCTTATCAGCAGCATTTTCAATAGGATTTATGCGGTTCATTACAATTACCACCGAGGCTGTAAGTGCCGCAACAGCAAACAAAACCGCAGCAATTCCCGCAACAACAAGAGCGTCATAATATGCCCTTGAGCCAAGATATATCATGTAAATTCCCGCACTTGCAAGGGGAAGTGTACCGAATACAAGAAATACGGTAATAATCATTTTTTTAAGACGGCTGAAATATCCCATAAAATCCTCCGCATATATATTTATTACATTAATTATATATGTAAATCAGTGAATTGTCAACACAAAAAACAGGGCGGCATCTGCGTTAAAACGCAGATGCCGCCCCGTGAATCACTGCTGGCTTTCATCGATTCTTCTCGAAAGCTCTTTGATTTTTTCTTCCATTACAGGCATACGCATTGCAAAGTTGTTATGCTCCGCAACACGTTTTTCCAACTGTTCAATACGATACGCGGTAAGCTTTGAGCTTACGAGTATACCGCCCAGCGAACCGCCGAGAGTGCCGATAAGACTTATAACCGCAACAATAACCGAGCTGTCCATTTTACACCTCCGTTGTTGTTTCCTGGACTTCTGTCAGGGTTAATGGCTCATATGTAAGCCCTACCGCCGCATTGTATTCCGCTTCAGTAGCAAAAGGAAAATAAGCCGTAAATGCAAGCTGTGCGGCATTGTAAAAGTTTGTCGCATTCTTTGCCGCTTTACCCGGCATCATTACCTTGCCCTTGACATAACCGTAAGGGAAATTATTATTCGGAGCGTGTATGGAATCCCATTTGAAATAGATACCGAATACGCTGTCATAATAATAGCCGACCGCACTGCGGTAATTTACGGCACTGCAGACAAGATAGCAGTTCGCCTTGCTTCTGTCGTTTGCATCATATTCCGCGTCTATGTGAACGTCTGCAGTCTGAGGCGGCGTTGATACATTGGCGGACAGTCTTATATCCAGCTCTGTGCCGTAAAGAATATCAGAGCCTATCGTATGTTTATCGGGGGTAAGGCTGTCAAAGACGTAACCCTGACATACAATCTTGCTTGTGGGTCCTGAGTAGCCGATTTTATTGCCCTTTACATATTTTACTTCCTCATACTCGTGAAGCAGGTAAGATGCGTCGGCTTCGGAAATCACAATACCGTTTTCAACTGTCACGCCGATGGAAGCAAGCTTACCGTCGTCGTTTACCTGAATAGTATCGTTATCGATATTGACCGCAAGGTCTCCGCCGTTTAATTTAATGGTTACATCATCGTATTTAACATTGATGCTTTTCTGCTGGTTTACAGTTCTGAATGCAACAGCCGCACCCTCGGCATAACCCTCTGCTGAGAGCTGTCCGTTATCGTTCAGCTTCACTGTCTGCCCGTCAACCTTCACGGCAACCTTTCTGCCGCCGTTATAGTTTTCTCTGATTTCCCTCAGGTCTGTTGCAGCTTCATTATCATCAACAAACTCAAGACCATCACCGAGACGAAGCTGAACAGCACCTGTTTTGGTGTAGACTGTATCGCCGCTGTCGTTAAGGCCCTCTTCCAGAACAGGCACAAAGCCATCACCAAGGAAAAATCCGCCTTTCTGATTTTTGGTAGCAGTTCTGAGTGTAGGGAATACGTCAGGACCTCTGTAAATACCGAGAGTTCTGTTGTTGGATGTATCATCCGATGGCACATCAGGGCTTACATTAAGTCGTACGCCGCCTAAATTTGCCGTTCCTGCGGCATTAAGAACAAAAGCATTCCCCACAAGCGAAAGACCCTGCCCGGCAGTATAATCACCGCCTCCTCCTCCGCCCTGCTTCTTCTCCGACTGTGGCACAACCTTCACAGGATAGACTCTGTCGGTCGTGCCTACTGTTTCGGCTTCGTCGGAGCTTTCGCCATCTTCGTCATCGGGGAAACCATCAGAAAGCTGTGCGCTTGCACAGATAACGGTATGATAATTTCTGTAACGCCACTCCTGCTTTGTGACAAGTCCTACGACACTGCTTCTCTGGTCAACATCCCCTTCTGAACAGCGCAGCACATCCCCCACATCAAGGGCAGGATCACCGTAAAGCTCGGCGGTAATGCCTCTCTGCATGAAGCCATCCATAAAGCTGAGCCATGCGCAGTTTATTGCATCGCACTGACTTTCATCAAGACTTTCCATAAGAGGATTCTTTTCGAGATAATATATTGCCCTTGCCGCATGAGGGTCATCGCGGGTTATATTTGATTTGTAGATTTTGGTCTTATCTCCGCTGTATGCGCTCATCTGCGCTATCCATGCACGGGTGTCGGTGGAATATATACTGTTTCGTTCGGCTGCAGTAACATACTTGTCGATAATTATTACCGACGGGTCATCTGTTTCCACATCATATCTTGCGGGAATTATTTTAAGTGCGCCGCTTCTGTCGATTACAGCATATCCCCCTATCATAGCCGCACACCATCCTACAAGGTCACGGCAGGACTGAATACGCTGTGAGCCGCAGTTTACATAAACGTCTGTATTGGGCAGACCGTCAGCTATTCCGCCGAATTCCACACCGCACCTTTCACAGGCATCCGAGATAATCTGCACCGCTGTACCTGTCTTGTTGCTGAGTGTGACACCGAGATTGCAATCAAAAAGAATGCCGTAATCATACGCAGTAAGGGTCACGGTATTTCTGCGGCGGATTACTGTCTGACCGTCAGCTATGAAAATACCCAGCGGAACGATCTCCCAGCCTGCTTCGGTTTTGATTTTATAAGTAAGAGTGATTTTTGCACCCGAAAAATCACGCCCGAGAGCATTGTTATCAAAAAATCCGATACGCATACACCCCAGATTGAAGGTGCCCACCTTGTAATCGTTGCACAATTCGTGGGTAATTTTAAGCGAACCGTTTACAATAGTGCTGTCATCAAGCTCTATAACCGTTCCGTCCTTAAGAACTGCCGTTCCTTCAACCGTATCCGTTATGTGCTTCTGAAGAAGGGCCTTCTTGTAGCTTTCACTTACAGAATACATATTTTCCCTCCTTAATACTCAACCAGGGTGCAGCTGAGTTCCCACCAGCTTTTTGTTTCGCTGGCATTCTGCTGCTGATAAAAGATACTGGTCAGATTCTTTGCATACATTTCACATTCCGCATATCCTGCCGAAGCAGGGTCAAGAAGCGATACCGCAAGAAGCGGCTCAGAAAGATTCGTATGCAGACCGCTTGCCGCAGAGCCGTCAAGAATCCATTTAACCTCGCAGGTACGCACACCCTTTCTCAGACGTCTGCGGTGCATTGTTCCCGTTTCGTCGGAACGCTTGCTGTCTGTACTGTCAATATCGTCGTTATCCACGCGGTAATAGGACGGCACAGGCAATGCTTTGCCGTTAATTGATATAAAATACATTTTTCCTCTCCTTTTGTATGTTTTCTTACCATAAAGCACAAAATGCGGAGCTGCAACCTCTCCCATGCAGGGAGAAGCCTTGCTCCGCATGCGCTCCGCACGTCACGGCGCCGCCTGCGGCGGCGCCTCAGCCGCGCTCCGCGCCCCACCCCGATGCTCCGCATCTCCCGCCCCGCGGCGAGCTCCGCTCGCCGCCCGTTATCAGAATCCATTCTTTATTCTGGTCTGTGAGTTGCTGTAACGGAAAACAGATTCCCCTACCTTATCCCCGTCAAGCTCCACTGTTGTATGAATCTCAACAGGCTTTGAAAAACCATTTTCCGTATTACCGTCCGATACAGCGCCGATAAGGGTCTGCCCTCTTCGCAGATTCAGAACGGTTGCGGCCGCTCCGTTTATCCTGTCCGCTGTGACATTACCGCTTACCTGTGCAGTTTTCCCTTCGCTCCCCGTCTGCTGTACCGATATTTTCGCCATTGCCGCCGCTGACTGTTCCGCCAGAGCAATGGTCTCAAGAATAGAAGCATTCACCGCCGCGATTTTTGTCTGGAAATCCTCAGTCTGGGCGGTGATTATTACATTAAGCTGTTCTGTTGTCATTTTCTCTCCTTATTTTCAGCCGAAAGCTTCGGAAAGAGTCTTCGGGAACTGCTCGGGCGCATTTACCGCAGTACGACAAAGTGCTCCGATATTGAATGCCAGCAATTCATTCCTGCGGTACGAATCTTCAAGGCATTTTCTTTCGTGAGCGTCATGCGCCTGTATCAGCTCCCATATCTCCGCCGCTGTAAGCTCCCACAGAATGCGTGGGTCGGCAACAAATCCCAGAGCCGTAAAGCAAAGTCCTTTTACAAGCTCTGCGGCGGTTTTGCTGCCTCCCCGCAGTCGAAAAAACCCGAGCGGTCCATAGCTTCCAGAATTATTCCGTTCATTTTTCTCAGCGTTCCGCCTTCGTTTATAAAGTCGTCGAAAAGCAATGCGGCCGCATTACGGCTGAAATCGGGCATAAAGCCCTCTGCAAGCGCATACAGAAAATCAATCATCACCGTAACCTCGTCAAGCCTTTTCAGACCGCAGTAAACGGAGCTGCCCAGCCTTTCTTCAAGGCGCATTGCCGCACCTGCCGTAAGACGGAGCATATAATCCCTTCCGCCTACTGTAAGCAGTGCGAAAGGAACATTCTTCTTTTCTTCCATATTTCCTCCTTAGGTATCAAGACTGTGGACAAGCTTTGTGTCGGGTATTGAAATAATGCTGAATTCCATTATTCCGTCAGGATTCATGCTCTTGATTCTGGTAGAAATCTGTCCTGTCCAGGTAAAATATGTTCCGTCGGGAAATTCCAGCTTCTGGGATACGGATGCGCCTGAACGTTCAATCGCTCTTGCCGCACTGTAAGCCGCCGCAACCTGTCCCGATGAAACATTGGGATTGTCGGAATCGCTGTTGTAGTAGAAGCCGAAGGTCAGTTCATCGTACTTGTAAAGCCCCGCAATATAGCGATGGGCTGTATCAAGAAGGTTTGTGACCTGCTTCTTTTCACGGGCACCGCCCATGTCGGGAGTGGACTTGAGACCGTAAAGATTCTGACCGTTAAGATAGAATTTTGTTCCGCTTGTTATAAGTTCCATTACTTTTCCTCCTTTCAGATTTTCAGTATTCTTCCCGAAACCTCGTCAACGCCGCAGGAAAAACGCATACATTTACGCATGGCATTTTCATCGTAAAGGCTCTCGGAAAACGTCCGTCTGAAGCCTGCCGACGCCATTGCCGAAGCAACCTCCGCCGCAAGTTCTTCCGCCCGGCTCATGGTTTCAGCGTATACGTCAAGCTGTAAGGTATAGCTGCTGACTCTTTCGCTGTTTCCGATTACCTCCGCGGCACTGCCGCCTGTTTCGGTCATTACAATTACGGGGAGTGTTCTCAGCCCGTCATAAAATGACAGTTCCACCGCCGCAATGTCCTTTATTTTTTCTGCCGCATAGGGTTTGATATCAATCATTGCCGAAAATCTCCTCTCTGAAAATTATTCCTGCCATTTTTGCTGCCTTTTCTATACCTCTAGAAAGATAAGGCTGCGGCTTCTGGTGACTTGTGCCAAGCTCAACCGCCGCCGCGTATTCTACATTGGTGAATATAATCGCCTTGTTTTTTTCTTTGGAGCAGGCTATGCTGTTTTTCAATCGTCCCGTCTTCACAGGACACTGAGCTTTCGCTTCCTCAAGCGCAATATCTGCGGTATAGAAAATTGCAGACGCTATGGCTTTTTCGGGATACCTGATCATAAGTGCACCGCCGTTGCTGAAATGTGCTCCGAAAAGCGCTTTACTTCCGTTATCTCCCATACAGGCGCGTCGCCATAAACCGCCGCAAGGTCACCGCACTGTACTCCGGCGTCGGGTCGGAGAATGAGCTTTACTCTCTTCTTGATGATTTTTCCGCTTTCACCTTCGGATATTTCATCAGCAAGAGGCTGAATATCCGCATAAACAAAACCGAGAAGCTTCGGAGCGGATTTTGTACCTATGTAGGAATCCTGTACTCTTTCAGGAGTGTAAATGTCAACCCGTTCAAGACGGCTGCTTATCAGCTGCATTCAGCACTCCCACCTTTCTGGGATAATTTTTAAGACGGAGCATTATATCTTCGGGAATTCCCTTTGTGAAATCCATGGTGATTTCTCCCTCGCTCCTGCGATTTTCACCCTCAGTGCCCTTGCGGTTCCAGTAAATAAGCGCAAGCTCCGCCTGAACATCAATAAGCTGTGACGGTATTTCTGTTCTGCCTGTAATATCAAGAATTGTAT